ATAACCAGTCAAGTCATAGGGCGTCCCGTCATTCTCGGTTATGGTGAAGCTAATATTGTAGCCCTTATCACCTTTGGGTATGGTTACTTTCTCCATTATCTTGTCCTTCTAATAATGGTTAGTGCCCTGTCATATAATCTAGTGGTTAGCGACCTATCATATAACCTGGTGGTTAATGCCCTGCTAAATAATACTAGGGCAAGCCTTACGGCTTTTTGCACACTCCTACCTGCCGAAACAGCAATGCCCAATACCACACCAGCTATCCTTGTAAACGCCAGTGTCCTTGATGCTGCGGCAACTATGCCCGTAATTACCGAACCTGCCCTGAGATAATTTGCTGTCCTTGATGCTGTGGCGATTACCCCCATTATCACTGAGCTTGCCCTTGTAAACGCCAATATTTTCGAGGTAGTTGCTAGTATTCCTATTGCCACAGAACTCGCCCTGCTCATAGCTATCGCCCTTGAGGCCGTAGCTTGCACTCCGATAGATACTGCCGAAATAATAGTTCTGCCCCAAGACTTTGTAGCCGAGGCAACAATCCCCATTATCACCGAGGGTGCCCTTGTAAATGCCAGTGTCCTTGATGCTGTAGCAACAATGCCCGTAATTACCGAGCTTGCCCTGCTTGCAACTAGTATCCGTGAAGCCGTTACCAGATTACCCGTAATAACCGATGCGCTCCTAGTTATTGTTAAGGCTCTTGAGGCACTAGCGACTATGCCCATAATAACCGATGCTACCCTAGAAAAACTTAATGTCCTCAGCGCACTAACTAAAACCCCCAATATCACAGAGCTGTCCCTATCAAGGGTTGCGGCTCTTGATGCGCTGGGCAAAACACCAACTATTACACTGGCCGCTTCTGAATATTCTAAAATCTCAAGCAATAAAGCATCGCCTGTTTCCAGTAGCAAAACATCAGTGCCGACCTCTAGTTCTAGCCTTGCCACTTACCTCTTCTCCAGTTTCTCTATTCTTGCTTTTAGGTTGTCAAGCTCGGCCTTTTCAAGAGTGCCCTCTTTTAGCTTTTTAATAGATTCTACAACCTCAGCAAGTAATTTTACTAACATTAAGTTATCCCTCTCTTCTATGCTAATATTACACTGCTCCCCCTAGTATTATTGTGATAGGGGGGGCATCATCACTCCAAGTAGTGTCTACTAATTTTCTCCCTACTGTGTCATCGCCCCAAACCCCTGCCCCGTTGGTTGGCACACCATCAAAGCCATAAAGCTTATAATAATTAGTGCTACTTGTCCCTGTAGTTTTGAATACAACCCAGTATTTAGTGCCAGCGGTTAATTCTGGGGCAGTAGAGAATACAAACCACTTTATTACCCCATCAGTCCAGGAGTCTTGTGCAATTCCAGCGCTTACCCCATTTGTAACACTAGTTCCCGAAGGCTCGCCCGCATTATCAGTCTGTATCTCGCAAACTATATCGTTTGGTGGAGTCCCAGCAACGCCATTTGATAAACATCCAACACGCTTAATACTTATTGCTTCAGGATGCTTAATACTATGCGCTCTCTCGTGGCTATCGGCAGTAGTATAGCCAACCGGCAGCATAGCTGTGGGAGCCTCCTCAGATAACATTGGAAATAACAAATTATTACTTAAACCGCAGCCAGCCCCAGCCAACAGATTAGCTACTGTAATCCGCTTGGACTCTGCTGACGCTGCCTCTGAGACATCACGAATATATACCTCATCATCATCCGCAGGTGTAGCCGCTAATTCTGTTAAAGCACTAAGCTTGGTATCAGCCATATTATGCCCCTAACTTAAATTGTAATTTCATCTCGCAGGTCAGAGTGTCGCCACTCTCCATTGCGAGGGCTGTATCAAAACAACATTCAGCAATAACCACATCATCGTCATCGTTTTCAATGGCGAAGCCCGATACCGATTGTGTGCCCGTAGCAGTGAAGACGTGGTCTACCTCCACGGTGTCATCGGTTACAGTAGTTGTTGACGTGGTAACGGTATCGGC